GACGTGGACAAGCGCACTCGCGCCCGCGCCGTCTCTGCCCGATACGAAAGCCACCGCGTCCATCACCATCGCTCGCTGAAGGGCGGCGAACTGGAGTCCGAGCAGCTTGGTTTCCCGAAGGGTCACGACGACCTGATAGATGCCTTGGGTCTGGCGATGGACGTGCTGATGACAGATGGGGCCTTTGCCGCCGTCAACGCCTCTCCTGTGCCGTCTGCGGGGCCGACAGAGGAACTGGTGCAGGAGCTACGCTTCAACACCGGGCCGCGGACGGTCCCGCACCACATCGCCATGATGCTTGCTGGCATCGATACCCCACGCTACGGTTACGAGGAGGCGCTTCAGATGGCCAATCGTCGCGCCGAGTCCCACTACATCACGAATGCCATGGGGTCCATGTTCCGTGGCCGCTGAGACCCGCGCCGCCCCCGCGCCCAAGGCGCTGGTGCCGGTCCCGGTCGATCAGCCGTCGCTGAACATCGTCGGCCGCATCGCCAAGTTCCTCCAGCCGAAGACGAGCCCGGCCCTCGTGCCGAGCCTGTCGGACAGCAACATCGGCAACATCCAGTTCGTGACCAACAACGTCGCGCTGGCGCGGCAGGCAAACGCCAATACCTATCGGGCATGGGCCAGCACGCCGTGGGTGTTCTCGGCCATCAACATCCGCAAGAACCAGATCGCTTCCGCCGACTGGGACATCGTCCCGTTCGACAACACCAAGAAGTACAGCGTCCGGCTCCAGCAGCGCATCCGCGACCTGTTCAACGAGCCGTCGGCCAAGCTGGACTCGTTCCAGTCGTTCGCCTCGACGGTCATCGATGACATCCTGACCCTCGACGCCGGGGTCATCGAGAAGGTCCGCTACCCGCAGGGCGACATCGCCGAACTGTGGCCGACCCGCGGTGAGTGGATCGCGGTCGATGAGCGGTGGGACGGCTCGGACCCCGAGAAGTACCGCTACTACTTCGTGCCCGATGGGACCATCCGCGCCGCGTTCAAGAACTCGGACATGGTCTACATGATCGCCAACCCGCGGGCCAACAGTTCGGTCGGCCTGTCGCCGATGGCCGTGCTTGCCTCGACCATCGACTCGGAACTCCAGGCGCAGGAATACAACCGCCGGATGGTCATGGGCGCCGCCCCGGACGGCGCGCTGAACATCGGCGACGACGCATCACCCGAGAAGGTCATCGAGACGGCGGCGTTCTTCCAGAACAAGATTTTCGGGCAGAGCGCCATGGCCGTCATCGGCGGCTTCAAGAACCCGTCGTACATGCCGTTCCGAGCGACCAACCGGGACATGCAGTTCCGTGAGTGGCAAGACCTGCTCATCCGCTGCATCGCCGTCGTGCTCGGGCTGGCGCCGATGGACCTCGGCATCACCTTCGACGTGAACCGCAGCACCGCCGAGCAGGGCGCCCAGAACACGGACGACCGCGGCCTGCGCCCGCTGATGGCGCTGTTCCAGAACTACATGACCCGCGAGATCGTCTGGGACAAGTCGTTCGGTGGCAAGGAGAACAACCTCCAGTTCGCGTTCAAGGCGCTGAACCTCAACGAGACCTTGGCCAAGGCCAACATCAACAAGATCGCCATGCCGGGCGTCGGCTGGAAGTCCATCAACGACGCGAAGATCACCGACGGCCGCCCGCCGCTGGGCGACCCGGAAGACGAGAACAACATCTTCAACCACATCCTCATCGGCACCCCGGCAGGTATGCTCGACCTGAACACGCAGGAGTACATCGGAGCGAAGGAACTGGCAGACGCCAGCGCCGACGCGCAGGTGACAGTCGCCGAAGCTCAGGGCGAGATCGATGCTGCAAATGCGGACGCGGCGGCGCAGAATGCCAAGGAAGTCGCGGCAGCCTCTCCGGCCCCAGTGGTCGCAGCCCCTGCCAAGGCACCGGGGAAGGGGGCACCGAAATGAGCAAGTTCATCGCCGTCTGTCCGATCTCGGACGATTGTCCGTGGGAGTCGCCCAGCGGAGAGGGAGTCCACGAGCACATCGTCTCGGCGCATCCCGAGGTACTGAGGGACTCCGCCGACCAGAAGGCTACTGGGCAGGCATACAAGATGTCTGTATTTGCCAAGTGGCGCCGGGCGGTACCGGCATGACCAAGCACACCTGCTACTCGTTCGAGCCGTCAGGTCATCGGTTCCAGCCGCTTGACGGGTTCAAGTTCCTGGAGGCCGACCGGGTCCTTCGCCTGTACTGCCCGCGCTGCGGGCGCGTCGTGGAGACCGATCCGCTGCACAACGGCGAGGGCTGGGACTTCGAGTCCCTGCCTGACGCATCCAAGGTCGATGCCATGATGGGCCAGACCATCATCCGCAAGTCGGACGCATAGGAGAATCAAATGATCGGACGCATCATCGTCGCCATTCTCATCGGCGTCGTTGTCTGGCTCCTCTGCGTGTTCGGCGGAGCCCTGCTCGTGTCGCTCGGCATCCCGGTCCTGAAGACCCTCGGCAGTCTGTTGCAGGACTACGCCATCATCATCGGCGCGGTCGGCGGCCTTCTCGCCTTCTTCACCGGCTGGAACCCGCTTGGTGGCCGCGTCTGATGGCCGCCAGTCTGTCGCTGCGGGCGTTCACCGGCAGCGGCGCTGCCACGATGTCCACAGCGCAGACAGGGCTTCAACTCATCTCCAATGACGCCCTGAGCGGCGTTGCCGTCAGCCCCGGTTCCTACTCGTACGAGCGGTGGTTCGCGTTGTACGTCGATACGGCGCCGGTCACCGGAGTCACCAACTTCTGGTTCCAGAATGAGGGCGACCTGCCGGACGGCGTCACGATCCGGTTCGGCGTCACCGACGACGCGCGGACACCCATCAACACGGTGTCCGACATCGCGACCATGGAACTCATCGCCGGTCGCCGCTACATCTTCGATGTCAACACCTACTCGAACTCCGGCGACAAGACCCGCTACCTCGTGCTCCAGGAGCAGGCACTCGCCTCGGCGGCGAGCGGCGCCATCCAGCAGCAGACTCCAGCCATCGGGTGGAGCGAGACCTAGAGAGGGAGAGGGATGCTGACGGTACTGATGCCATCGCGGGGGCGAGAGCAGCAGGCGAGCGAGGCGTACGACGCCTTTCTCCTGACGAAATCACTACCAGATACCAATATGGTCATCGTCCTCGATGAAGGCGAGCCCGGCTACAAGGGCCTACCCGTCATCCGCGCCATCCATGATGGCGGTATGGGCAATGCCCTCAACGCGGGCATGCGCCAGAGTGACGGCGACATCTACGGTTTCGTCGGTGACGATCACTACTTCCTGACACCGGGCTGGGATACGGCCATCATCGCGGCCAACGAGGAGATCGGCGGCGGGATCGTCTACGGCAACGACCTCATTCGCGGCGAGGAGCTACCAAGCCAGGTCTTCATCGACGCCCGTATCACCTACGCCCTCGGGTGGATGGCACTGCCGGGCGCGACGCACCTCTACTTCGATGACACGTGGCGGGAACTCGGTCGCCGGATGGGGCGCCTGAGGTACCTGCCCGACATCCACATCGAGCATCGGCACCCGACAGTCGGCAAGGCCGATTGGGACGACAACTATCTCCGGGTCAATGCACCCGAGATGTACGACCACGACCGGGCGATCTACGAGGCGTGGCTGCGAACCAGTCTCGCCAGCGACGCCCAGATAGCCCTCGCCGCGGTCTCGTGACGGTCTCGGTCATCCTGCCTACCTACAATCGGCCGAAGCTCCTCATGGGGCGGGCCATCCCGTCGGTGCTGGCCCAGACCGAGCCTGACTGGGAGTGCCACGTCATCGGCGACGGCACTGACGACGAGACGGTCCGACGGATGGAAGAACTGGTCGCGGCCGATAGTCGCTTTCGATTCACCAACCTGCCGCGGACGACATACCCCGACGGGACTCGCTGGGACCACTGGGGCCTGCTTGGGCTCGATGTCCTCAACTACGGCCTCGAAACCGCGACCGGGAACTGGATCAGCGTCCTCAACGACGATGACGAGTTCACCCCCGACCACCACCAAATCCTCATCAGTCTCGCCGACGAGAAGGGCGTGGACTTCGCCTACGGCATGTCTGTCACGCCATGGGGTCAGGAATACGGGGCATGGCCACCCGGCGATGCCCAACTGACCCAAGGGTCATACGTCTACCGAGGTCGAGCGCGGGATTTTCGCTACGACCTGCGGTGTATCTTGGACCGGGGACTCAACGGGGACGCGGACATGTGGACCCGGATGTACTCAGAGGGAGTGACATTCGCCATGACGGGTAAGAGGGTGCATCGGTACTATCCGGCGTCGAGCCGTCCGACAGCGGATGACGAGTAGGTGCGCCGCATCACATCACTGACCGGGGCCGAGGTCATCGACTACCACCTCCGCGATGGCGGCGAGGCGGTCGCAGTCTTCGCCGACTCCCAGCCTGCGCGAGTCGATCTGGCTCGTGTCCTCATCATGAAGCTGCTGGAGCGGCTCGGCCGCCCGGCGGTCATCTGGGAGCCGGGATGCAGCACTGGAGACATCTCCGGCTGGTTCAGAAACGAGAACGTCGTCACTGGGATCGACATGGTCCCGGCAGCGGTCAGGCTGGCCCGAGAGCGATACCCGAAGATGACTGTCC